AGGAGATAGTATGGATTTGCCAGGTGATAGTTTAGATTATGAACTTCTTCAACGAGCAGTAGAAAGTGCAAAAGATGTAGAAGGTCTATTCTGTGAAATTGGTACCAGAAGAGGTGGAAGTTTAAAATATATCATAGATGGTATTACCAATACTTCTACCGGCAACATTCGACATGTGGTTGCTGTTGATCCATATGGTGATATTGAATATATTCCTGGTGATAATCAAGTGCAACGATTTGATTACACCAACGAAATGAAAAATGAATCACTACCAAATATTTACAACTATGTAAAAGGTAAACCTGTAAATCTTTCATTCTTCAATCTAGAAGACACTGAATTTTTCCATAGATTCTCGGATGGTGTTCCTGTTTATTATAAGAATAAACAAATCATTAATGAATATGCATTTGTGTTCTTTGATGGTCCACACGATGCGGAATCTGTAATTATGGAAGTGTTCTTCTTTGATGCGAGGTCTGTGAAAGGAACCGTTTTTGTTTTTGATGATGTCAAAGCATACGATCACGATAGAATTGATTCATTCCTGAAAAAGAAAGGATATCAGGTTTTGGAAATTGGTAAAGAAGACCGAAAGATTTCATATGTGAAGGTGTAAAATGAATTTAGTTCTTGGTGCAATTTATGGTTACGATTGGGACAAGATTGAACATTTTGTTGTTTCGTTGCGTAAACATTATGACGGTAAAGTTGCATTTATTATTGACCAACAGGTAGAAGATAACACCAAGTTAAAAAATCAACTTGCATATTTTAATATTGATACATATCTCTATGATGTAAAGTTAAATTCCAATCACGAAATTCAAAATAATCGTTTTGAACTATATTCTGACATTATAGAAAAATATACAGAAGTTGATAAAGTTTTTATTACAGATGTTCGTGATGTAATATTTCAATCTGATCCATTTAGATATGGTATGACTACAGATTTGGAGTTTTACGCTGAACCTGCTCTTTTTAAAGAGTGTAAATGTAATAGTTGGTGGATTCAAACTATGTGTGGTGAACAAGTTTTCCAAGAAATGGCCAATGAATACATTGTTTGTTGTGGTACCATTATGGGAACTAGAGAAGGACTTCTTGGTTATCTACAAGTATTCAGAGAAGAATTTGAAAGAATGAAGGCTGCTGGTCGGGTCTTTATTGGTGGCGAAGATACTGTCGCTCATAACAGATTGATATATACTAATAGAATTCCATATAGTGTTAATATAGTACACAATGGTGATGGTGCAGTTTCTACAATGGACCACCAGAAAACATTTACCTTTGATATTGAAGGTAAATATATAAACAACGATGGAACTCCTACTCCTGTTATACATCAATGGGATAGAGTGAAACCGTTTATTGATAAATTTAATAAAATTGCATTGGAGTGATAATGTTTAGACCAACTGGAAATAATGTACTAATTGAACGTATTCCTGCTGCAAAAGAAACGGCATCAGGAATTATTTTAAAGTCTTGCGAAGAACCAGACAAGGCCAAGATTATTGCAATCGGTTCTGATGTAGAAGATGTTAGTGTTGATGAGATTGCTTTGGTTAATTGGAATGCAGCAACCAAGGTGGAAGATGAACTATATATTATTCCAATCGACCAAATTATTTTGATTTTCGAAAACTAGTCTATTGCGGGATAGTTCAGAGGTAGAACGCTAGACTCATAATCTAGAGGCCGTTGGTTCGATTCCATCTCCCGCTTCCAACAACAAAACCCTCCAAGCCTATCAACGATGCTCAAACTGGGGGGTTTCTTTTTTCTGAGGTAAAATTATGGAAATTATTGCTCTTAAACTCGTAACAGGTGAAGAAATTCTTGGTGAATCGGAAGGTATGGTCACCACTGATAAATCAGAAAAATTTCGAATCAAGAATCCGGTAGGTATTTCTATTGTTCGTGGTAAAGATGGTCAACCCAATATAGGTTTCTCACCATTTCCTTTACACTCTGAACAAAAAACAGGAACAACTATTGACATTCATAGGTCACATGTAGTATACTCCTATGAACCTGCCGAAGATTTTAAGAATAATTATGACCAAATATTCGGCTCGGGAATCATTCTTCCACCAAAACAATTAATTACTGGTTAATGAGTAAAACTTTCTACACAAATATCCAAGTTTCTGGAAGCAACATCCTTTATCGGGGTGTTGCTAACGGAAAGAGAGTAAAGCAAAAAATCGAATATTCTCCCTCACTCTATATTCCATCAAAAATTCCATCAGAGTATAAATCTCTTGACGGTCTAAATCTTCAACAAAAAGTATTTGGCACAATGCGTGAAGCCAGAGACTATATCAAGCAATTTGATAATGTTTCAGGTGCAACTAAGATTTATGGTAATAATCGTTTTGAATATGCATTCATTGCCGACCAACACAAAGGCATGATTGAATGGGACCAAGACAAGGTCCTTATTGCCGTTATCGATATCGAAGTTGGTTCTGAAAATGGTTTTCCTGATCCATATAAAGCAAATGAACCCATTACAGCTATTACCATCTCTTATCTGAATGGTGCAACCTGGGTTTTCGGATGTGGTGAATATAAGGCGAACGGAGATGAACACTACATTCGATGTAAAGATGAATGGACACTTTGTCGCCAATTTTTAAAACTCTGGACAGAAAGATGTCCGGATGTTATCACTGGTTGGAACACCAAGTTTTTCGATATTCCATATATCGTCAATCGTTTTCGTAAAATTCTAGGTGAGGATGACACCAGGAGACTATCTCCTTGGAATTATGTGTCTGAACGAAAGACTACCATCAATGGTAGAGAATTGATTGCCTATGGTTTTGAGGGTGTTGCCTCACTTGATTATATTGAACTTTACAAGTGGTATGCACCTGGTGGCAAGTCACAAGAATCATATCGTCTTGATAATATTGCAAATGTGGAACTCGGTGAACGCAAGTTATCGTATGAAGAATATGGTAATCTTCATACATTATATCGTGAAAATTTTCAATTGTTCATTGAGTACAATATCAAAGACGTTGAACTTATTCTTCGTATGGAAGATAAACTTAAACTCATTGAACTCGGTTTAACTCTTGCATATGATACTAAGTCTAATTATGAAGATATCTTTGCACAAACCAGAATGTGGGATTCTATGACATATTCTTATTTGTTGGAAAGAAACATCATTGTTCCACCAAGAATTGTCAAAGATAAAGAATCGGCTTTTGAAGGTGCCTATGTAAAAGATCCGCAAGTTGGATTGCATAATTGGGTTGCTAGTTTCGATTTAAATTCGCTTTACCCAAATTTGATGCGACAGTATAATATCTCTCCAGAAACAATAGTAGATAAACAAATAATTTTTGATAGAATAAAATTTCTAGAAACATTAATTTGAAATTTTAATTATTATAAATAGGTGTGTATAAGGAGACACATTTATGAATAACTGTTATGTATATGTATTAGTAGATCCAATAACTAACGAAATATTTTATGTTGGAAAAGGAACTGGATATAGGGATTCATCTCATTTAAAACCCTCATCTTGGTGTGATCCAAAAAATACAGTAAATCCTTTTTTATATTTCAAAATAAAATCACTAATGGAAAATAAAACTCCACCAATAATTAAAAGATTGCATGAAAACATCAGTGAAGATGCTGCGTATCATATAGAGAATGATTATATAAAACTGTATGGAAGAAGATTTGTCGATGATCATGGTAAACTTTTTAACATTTCAGATTTCAAAGGAGGTTCTTCTTTTGGTAAAACAAAACCGTGGACGGATGAGAGAAGAGATAAACACATATCGTTATGTAAAGAGAAGAGGAAATATGATCCAACATATGATGAATTATACAATGATTACATTGTGAATAATTTAAAAAGAAAAGAAATATCACAGAAATATAACATAAGTGATGCTTTAGTTAAGAAAAGATTGGCCATATATGGAATTATTAAACCTAAAAATCTTGTTTATCCTCCTAAAAACATGTATACTTGTATAACTTGTGATAAAAATTTTGAAACACCCTCATCCGTGAAAGATCGTAAATACTGTTCGCGTAAATGTTATAGGAATAATGGTGCAGGCAATGAACTGGAAAAATCATAATGAAATGTCGGAAAATGAAATTCGTGAAGAACTCGATGATTTGAAAAAATTAATTGATGTTTCCAACGTTGTTTCTGTCAATTCGATGTTGTGCAAATCCGTTGATTTGGATTTATTAAAAAAATACAATTTAACCATAACCCCCAATGGTGAATTTTTTACAACAAATAGAGAAGGATTTCTTCCTGAAATGTTGGGGTATATGTATGAAGACCGAAAGAAGTTTAAGAATATGATGCTTGAGTCCAAACAAGAATATGAAAATGAAACTGATGCAAACAAGAAACATGAATTGTCCAAAAGAATTGCACGATATGACAATCTACAACTTGCAAAGAAAGTTTCATTGAACTCTGCTTATGGTGCCTTGGGTTCACAGTATTTTAGATTTTATGATTTGCGTATGGCACTTGGTGTAACTTCGGCAGGACAGCTTTCTATTCGATGGATTGAGAATAAAATAAATGATTATATGAATAAACTTTTGGAGAGTAATAGTGATTATGTTATTGCGTCAGATACGGATTCAATTTACCTCAATCTTGGTCCGCTTGTGGACAAGTTCGTACAATCGGGAAAGTCGATTGCAACAGTTATCTCCTTCATGGACAAAATCTGTAAGGATAAGATTGAACCGTATATTGATAGAAGTTACTCTGAACTTGCTTCTTATGTTAACGCCTACGACCAAAAAATGAGAATGAAACGCGAGGCATTAGCAAACAAAGGTGTTTGGACTGCCAAGAAGCGTTACATTCTTAATGTTTACAACAATGAAGGTGTTCAATACAAAGAACCAAAGATGAAAGTCATGGGTCTTGAAATGATTAAGTCATCAACACCTTCAGCTATTCGTGAGAAAATGAAAGAAGCTATCAATTTGATGATGACTGGTACAGAAGAAGATGTACATTCATTTATTGAGAATTTCAGAAATCAATTTAAAGGATTACCACCAGAAGAGATTTCTTTCCCCAGGGGATTAAATGGTTTGAAGACCTATTCTGATGCAGCTACATTGTACAAGAAGGGTTGTCCAATTCATGTGAAGGGTGCTATTCTATATAATCATTATCTCAAACAATTAAAGTTGGACAAACAATATCCATTGATTCAAGAAGGTGAAAAATTAAAGTTTGCCTATCTTAAATTGCCAAATCCATTTAAAGATACGGTTATTTCTTATCCACAAAAACTTCCCACTGAATTTGGACTTGACAAATACATTGATTATGATTTACAATTCAACAAAGCTTTTCTTGACCCCATCAAGATTATTCTAGACTGTATGGGATGGAAAACAGAAAAGTCCAGTTCACTTGATGATTTTTTTAACTAAGGTGTAAAATGAGTATTCTTGATAAAATCAAAAAGAATTCCAGTATTAAAGAATCTGCAATTCTATCCAAATCAAAGTTCTTTACAGAAAAAGACATGATTCCTACTGCCATTCCTGCTATTAATATTGCATTGTCGGGTAAACTTGATGGTGGCCTTACACCTGGCCTTACCATGTGGGCAGGACCGAGCAAACATTTTAAAACAGCATTTAGTTTATTGATGGCTAAATCTTATCTGGACAAATATAAAGATGCAGCACTTTTATTCTATGATAGTGAATTTGGTACACCACAATCTTACTTTGATTCTTTTGGAATTGATACTGATAGGGTTCTTCACACTCCTCTTACTGATATAGAACAATTAAAGTTTGATATTATGACTCAAATCACCAATGTGGACCGTGGTGATCACTTAATTATTGTTATTGACTCCATTGGTAATTTGGCCTCAAAGAAGGAAGTTGATGATGCTCTTGATGGTAAATCTGTTGCTGATATGTCAAGAGCAAAACAAGTTAAGTCATTGTTCCGAATGGTAACTCCACATTTGTCATTAAAAGATATTCCCATGATTGTGGTAAATCATACATACATGGAAATTGGTATGTTCCCCAAAGCAATTGTCGGCGGCGGAACCGGTTCTTATTATTCGGCTGATAATATCTTTATTATTGGTCGTCAACAAGAAAAAGATGGAAAAGAAGTCGTTGGTTATGATTTTATAATCAACGTGGAGAAATCAAGATATGTCAAAGAAAAATCTAAAATACCTGTTACTGTATCTTTTAATGGTGGCATCAGCATTTGGTCTGGTCTCCTTGAATTGGCTCTTGAATCCGGACATGTTGTCAAACCCACTAATGGATGGTACTCTAAAGTCAATATCGAAACCGGTGAAGTAGAAGAAAAAAGATACAGAGAAAAAGATACTGACACTAAAGATTTTTGGTTACCTATTTTAAAAGAAAAGTCATTTGGAGATTTTATTGAAAACAAATATAGAATTTCTTCTGGTGATATCATTAAACAAGAAGATTGGGAGTTAAAAAATGATCGAAGGTGTTGATTATCAATATATTTACCCAGCAAAAGATCCCTCAGCAGTTCACGTTGAACTATTAGGAGGTCCTTATAAGGAAACCATATTTCAATATGGCAAGGTAAAATTTGAAGAAAAAGATGAGAATGTCTATTTACTTTTTGGTTATGATGTGATAGAATCCACAGTGTCAAAACCAAAAAAGTTAGAGAAAGATTTGGATTTCAAAAACCATATTGGTGATTTGTTAGTTGAGATTATGTCTGGGAATTTAGAACAGGATATCATAGAAGAAGATGCGAGTGGAACAATTAATTCTGAAGAATCTGATCTATAATGAAGAATATTTTCGTAAAGTATTACCTTTTCTAAACAAGGAATATTTCAATGGTACAGATAAACTCTTATTTGATGAAATCTCCGGTTTCGCG